TGACGGGCGCTTGCACGGTCATCGTTTTCCAACTGGAATTGCTTTAGGTCAATCTCTGCCAGCTTTAGCGCCGCTTCTGGGTCAGCTTGCAGAGCTTGGGTTACAGCGGCAACAGTATCAGAAACGCCCAGCTTGCTGGCTATGGCAGACACCGCCATGCCGCCCAATGGCCCAGCAACAATAGTCGCCAACCCTGGCGCTGCGCTTTTAAGAAGGTTTAATAAAGTTTCCATTATTTTTCCTTTATACGGTGGACGACACTAAGTTTTTCCTCAAGAATAGCAATGTGCATTCTGTTGACTTGAATGTCATCCCTGTTTTTTTGGATTTCTTTTTCTAGGTCTTGGCGCAATTTCTCGCGGGCAAGCTCTGCCCCCGTGTTGCTGGCCTGCTTATTGTCTGAGGTCACCACCAGACTGATCTTGTTGTTCAGGATGGTCACCTCATGCGCCAGGGTGGAGAGGGCATTCATCAGGTACACGACACAGGTGAACAGAATGGGCAAAAGGGCAAAAGCCGTTTTTTCAATGAGGGCCGATTTGGCTTCCAGTTTTTCCGACATCGCTCTTCCTTTCGTCTTCAATTTGCTTGCGCAGTTTTTCGGTCTTTTCCATTTGGGCCTTGGCCTCTCGCTTCACCACCATGGTGTCCACGTACATCATCCCGATCATAGGCATCAGCAACGCAAACACAATCACAAATAGTATCAGGACAAAAACGTAGCCAAGCGGCCCCGATGATGAAGACTGATTATCCACATTAGGCACATCAGGTAAGCGGCTACGAAAAGAACCAGCACCGTTTCCAGCGCTCTGTCTGTTATCTGATTTTTTAATCTTTGTCGCCGCCATGCTTTTACCCGCTTTTCGTGCAACTCACGCGCCGCTTGTTCCGATTTTTGATCCAACAGCCGCTGGTATTCTTCCACAATGTCGTGCCAGAGGTCGGGCATTCCCAACTCCCAGCGCACCATTCTCTCAAGATCGGCATAAAACTGCTTAGTCTGGCGCAAATACATGACATTGTCTATGGCTTGGGTAGCTAGGTCGTCTTTGACTCCTTCTTCACGTTGGACTTGCGCCTTTTCATGGCTGGCCTCCAGCTCGGCATGGCCTTTAAAGAAACTGGACAGGGCGCCGCCGACTTCGCTGGTGATCTTGGACAGGTCGTTGCCCGTCTTCTTCAGGTCTTGGTAGACCGATATGCACCCCTTTATGCCTTCGTAGGCGCTTTTGCACAGGGCAAAAGCCGTGATGGGATCCATTTCATTTGTCAGCCTTGTTGTCGAGCTTGTCGAAAATCTTGCCCAGCATCTCGCGGATGTCGCGGATGTCGGTTTTGTAGTCGTCTTTGCTTATGTAGTTATGTGGCATGTCGCGCACGTCGCCGTCCAGCCGGTCGATGGCGATGTAGATGCGGTTGAGTGTCCACCCGCCGAAGAACCCAGCAATGGCCACGGCGATGTTGAAGAGCACTTGGTAGTCCATCATGGTGCCAAAGCGTTTTGATTTTGCTGATTTGCCACATACGCGGCATAAGCAGCTTGGCTAGGCGTCATGTTTGCCATTGCGTTGACAGCGCGGCCGCCAGCACCGGCAGTTTGCCCCATCTTATAAAACGCTTCACCCATTAAACGTGGGGACGTTAAAGGCAGTATGGCGGCTAACTCAGGGTGGTGCAGATAGTACGCTGCGGTAAGCCCGCCCCCGACTACTGCGCGGCCTACACCGCTGGATGGTATCCATTGCCCAAGCTCTTGGCCCGCGACAGCGGGCATAACATTGACGCCGCCCTGTTGTTCAAGCACGGCTACTAATTGACGACGAAACTCAGCAGAGGGCGTTGATTTCAACGTCACCATAATTTTGTTGATCGCCGTTTCTTTGGCCACTTTGTCACTGGTACCCAATGCTTTTGTTATGTCGCGCAACAAAGTCATTTGCGTATCGTAATTTTTCATGGCTTGCGCATAATCAGGCGCTTGCTGAACAATTGCGTCTTTAACGGCGTTGCGCACATCTGTAACGGCGCGTTGAGCTTGAGTATGTTTGGGGCTTTCGGGGTAAATTGAATCAATCCGTTGCTTAAGCGCGTCCAAATCTAACGCGGTGCGCGCCTTCGGGTCATTACGCCATTCATCTAAAACAACGCCAATCTCATCAACAATTTTTTGTTCTGACGCGCCAATTTTGGATTTACCATTAACGGTATATGAGTTTTTAATGTCGTTGTACGCTTTGTCAATAGGGCTAAAATCCAATGGCGTTTGGTCTGCTGCCCAACCAGTTTTAGCCTTTTGATACGCAACTGAATTGTCTAAACGAATTTTGTCGACACCTTCTTTAACGGTGGTTAACAATTCATCAGGCGTTGCTTTGCCGCGCAGATTGTCAAGGAAAGAAGTTTCGCCCGCTTTGCCTGCCGCATACGCTTCGCTAAACGCCGCGCCTGGCTTTCCGGTCAAACTGCCGGTAAGATTTGCCGCAATACCGGAGACGTTGACGCCTGCTTTTTCTTTTGCCTGCGCTAAAGCATTTGTCACCGCTTTAACGGGCGCTAACGCATTTATTTGTTTAGCGCCTTGAATTATGTTTGGCGTTGCAATAGATAACGTTCCCAGCATGTTAGAAACGTCGGCCGCAGGCAAACCTGTTTTTTCAGCAATCCAATTTGCGCCTTTGCCAACGTTTTGGCCAATAAAATTCATTAACCGCGTACCGGCTTCTTGTTGATACTCAGGCGTTTGCTCAACGCCGGTTAACCGACCTACGGGGTTGCGAAACGGTTCTGATATCCCCTGCGCAAATTCAGTGGCTTGAGCAGGCGGTGCAAAAAGGCGCGCGCCGGCATATCCGACTTGTTGAGCAATAGTTGAAGGAATGTTTCCAACTGCCGTGTCTAACAGCCCCGCCACGCTACGGCCAAACTGGGTCGGCATGTCTGCTGCGCGGCGTTGCCCAGGAATACCGCCGCTTGATTGGGCTAAGTATGCGTCTGGGTTAAACGCAGGCGCAGGCATTGCTGCGGGCGCGGATGAAGCCGCAAGATAAGCGTCTGGATCAAAGGCCATGTTACATCCCTAATCGTTGCTTGATTTGCGTTGCACGTGGATCAGTTGGGTTAGATTTAGCCCAATCTAAGGCTTGTTGATCAGCAGGCGCTAAATTAACCTTCGATGTCTCGCCGCGCAACTTATCCAAAGTTGTTTTAGCCTCAGGCGTTAATTTCTTATCAAAGTCTTTGCGACCCGTAGTATTTTCATACTGTAGGTTCAAGCTCTTCAATTGGCCGCCAAGTAACTGCTTGTACGTGTCGATGACGCCTTTAAGCTGAGCGGGGCTGTTAGCCGTAGCAAAGTTGCGCTCGGCTTCTTGACGTTCCGTAACGCCGCCGCCGCTTGCGACCACAGCTTTAATAACTTCAGCGGTAACAATTTGTTTGGCCGCGTCAAAGTTGGCAGGCGCTGGTTGGCCGGTTTGCCGTGCAACAATGTTTCCGATTGAGTTAAACGCTTTGATATCGTTGTTTTGCAACGCGTCCGACAACTTGTCCATCGTACCCAAGTGATCAATTGCAGTGTTAAACGCATTGACTTGTTGGCCTTGTTTGCCGGTGCTGAAGTCTTTAAGGGCTTTAGTTTGCGTGCCGACATCTTGTTTGGCCACAATCATGTTTGCGGCCGTATCAGCAGGCGTAATGTTTTTACCCGCCGCTAGTTCAGTAGCGCGATTCATAATCTGTGCGCGCATATTAGCCACACCTTTGCCAAAACCGCCAATAGGCATGTTACCTGTTTGGCGATAAATTTCAGCGGCAGTGTCAAGTGACGCAGGCGTCAATACGCCAGTAGCTTGTTCGGCTGCAAGGCGATCACGCGCGCGTTGGTCAGTCATTATTTCGCCCGGCGTCGCAGTTCTTTCAGTCGTACTTAGGACTTTTTGTGGGCCACCTAAACCTGGAAACTCTGAAACTCTAGATGTGCCACCCAAATTTTCTGTAATGCGTTGAGGCTTGTTCAACTCCATGAACTTTTCAGTGCCCAATTTAGATTGATTCAGCAATTCGGCAAAGGCTTGCGGGCCTTGAGTCATAGCCTGCTGTATTTTTGTAACAAACTGGTCTTCAGTTATCCCTCTGGCCTTAAGTGTGGGGCCAAGAATAGGGTCTGCATGATTGGCTTGAAACCAATTGAAATATTGTTGCGGTGCGTTAGGGTCAGCAGGGTTAATGGTATCAAGAAATTGACGTGATTGTTTTAACTTATCGTCGACCAATTTAGTTCTGTCAGCTTCCAATTTAGTTGGCTGCGCCGTTACTTCGCCTCGCAATTTTTGCGCGGTAAGTTTTTGCGTTTCTAATTCGCCAAGCGTTTTTTCAAGGCCAGGCAACTTAGAACCAAAGCCGCCAGTGGACAAAGTCTTGCGCAATGTGTTGACGTCAATCTCACCCGTTTGCGGGTTATACGCAGATCGATACGCTTCGTTAAGCGCATTGGTTGATTCTTGTTCACGTTGCGCGGTGGCAAGTTGATACTGAGCCAACGCGTTTTGATTTTGCGCGTTTTGAATTTGCGATACTTGAGAGTATTGAGCCAATGGGTTGGCCACTTCAACACCTCGGACGCCTAGCGCAATGTTTGGGTCAAGTGCCATAATTAATACCCTCCACCGGGCTGCATAGGTATATCGTTATACCCGTAACTGGCCGAAGCAGGCCCGCTACCAATTGCGTTGTATTGGTTCATAAAATTACCGCTCGAGACATTTCCGCCACTACCTCTAAGCGCGTTAACCAAGTTATTGCCTTGGTTGTAATTCAAATATGTGCTCAAGCCGCCGGTCAAAGCGTTGGCCGCACCAACTTGACCTGCCGCGTTTGCAGCCGCGCCGCTAGTCAAATAGTTGCCCATATTGGTAGCGGCATTTTGTCCCGCCGCGCCAATTTGGCCCGTGGCCGTCTGGCCAATACCCGCAAGAGCCGCCAAACGGTTATAGCCTGTAGCTTCACGCGCCACGTTGGCGTTGTAGCCCGTTAGCGCCCGGTTGTAGGCATTTTGGTACTCTTGGCTACCTAGGTCTTGACCGAACCGTTGCGCGGCCTTCATAGCCCCACCAGAGATCAAGCCGCCTCGAGCAGCAGCGCTTCGATCGAGCGCTTTCTGGCCTTCAGACAAACGAAACGCATAGCCAGGGTCTTGCGTCAAATTGACTTGCCCTGTAAACGCGGCGGGCATCATGTTTCGCTGTTCTTCAAGCTGGGGCAACGCACGCACGCCAGCTTGGCGAAACGGTTCTTGCAACGCAGCTTGTTCTCTGAACATCTGCAATTGCGCGTCAGAAGCCTGCGCTGCGGCGGCGGCTTGAGTGTTTGCAGCACTTTTTGACGCTTGCGACCCAAGATACGCGCCGCCAATTATGGCTGCTGCTGTCCATCCTGCCATGATAGCTCTCCTTCACATTTAACTTGCATTTTACGGGCTACAGAGACACAAACGTCTTCAGAAATCTGTTTGCCTCCAAATGAGGTGCTAACCACTTCGTCAACTTCGCTGTCTTTTAAATCAAGTCTGTACAAAAACGCGCGATACGCAATCTGCGCTTTTTGCAACTCAGTTCTGCTGTCGCCAAGTCCATACTCAGGCACTACATACAGTCTGTCTTCCAAAACTGCAATGTCGGCGCAATTGTCTGGATTGTCATATACGTCTACCCAAACAACTTCATCATCAAAAACACGCCCTGCGCGTTGCATCCCCGCGCTTGCGGGAAACTCACATGGGCCTGTCAAGACTTTTACGCCGTCATCGGTGTTCACCGCAATTGTGCCTTTTTCTAGGCGAACGCGGTAGGCTGATTTATGTTCTGCGCCGGTCAATACCGTCCATGGTGGAATGGTAATCTTGCGCTCGTAAACGCCGGGGGTAAACGTATGTTCGGTCACAATCTCGGCCTGCGGCATTTTTAGCAGTTCGTTTTGCAACGCCACAACTTTGTCCGGCATGGACAAAGCTGGCGTTAAATTGAACTCAGTGCCGCAAGCCAATTCCATTAAGTCACCTCACGGCCACTGACACGCATGTTGATAGAAGTGGCAGTGCCTGCAATGGTGCTGATGAAGTCGCCCACACCCAGCACCTGGCCTACCAACTCGGGGAAAGTATAGACCTCAGACGCTTGGAGCGTCTTGGTCTTGGTGATCAAGTTCAGATTGCCAGCAGACCCAGCCACAGTGACCAAGTTGACGCTAATGGTCGCAGCGGTTGCGCTGTAGTTGGTAGCGGTAAATTTGTCGATGATGGCCGTGACGCCAGTAGCTGTGTACTGGGTTGTTTGGCTGGCCTCGACGATCTTGGCCGGTACAAGAACTTTGACGGTGACTGTCATAATTTACTCCAAGAGCAGGTTGTTGTTAGCGGCTTGTTGCATGATGACCCAATTGGTGCCGTCAGACACCATTGTCGCCCAATTTCCTACAACTGCCAAGAGGATTGCTGTGCCAGCAGACGTGCTGTCAATGGGCACAACGTTGCTTGACGCAGACACTAAAGTCTGAGCCTGCATGTTCTTAAAAATCAATGTGCGTCCAGTGTAAGACGCAGCAGACGGCAAAGTCACCGTGCAGGTCAAACCTGTTTTATTGTTGATCAACCACAGATCAGTGGCCGCAACGGTAAAGTCAGCGGTTTTGGTGACCGGCGCCGACACGGCTTGCTTGTTGTTAAACGTATTCCAATCGGTGCTGGTCAGGTAACCGTTGGTCGTGGTGTTGGCCGCAGGCATACTGATGTCAGGAATCGTGCCGCCAGACGACACAACCGGCGCAGTGGCCGTCACCGCAGTCACGGTACCTTGGGCCGGGGGCGGCAACAAATTTAGCGCGTCGATCTGTTTTTGCATCTCAGCGGTTTGAGACACCAAGGCTGAACAGCAGTCAGTCAATACGTCAGGAATTGGTAATGTAACAACGGGCGGAAGCGTTTGCAGTTCCTGATTGACCGCAAGAAGCGCGGCGTCATAAGACGCAATCAGCGATTCAGGGCTGGGGCCGACATCTACGTTGTTGTAAATGTTTGTCGCAGCGTTATTGAGCGACAAAAAGAACAAATACCAAGCCCGGTCAATCAACCCGGTGCGTGGGTCGATCAACGGCACCCTAGGGGGTGTAATGGGCGTAGGCGTTGCGTTTGGGCTAGGCATTGGTTGGGCTTAAGATCAACTCGGCCCCCATGATGGCCACTTTGACCGGGTCAGTCATGGACAGCTCATAGACGCGATCCCGCAACTTGAGCGTCATGCCCAACCGCCGCCAAAACGTCCGGTGGCCATACGCACCAATCTTGCCAAGTGGCGACCAATGCTCATTTGACCAAGTGTGGCCGCCATCATCTGACCAACGCAACATGACTTCGGGGTCTGAGCCTTGGCCAATATTTAAGCCTACGCCTGTCTCACAATCTAATTGCAAGCTGTGATGGGCCGTGCGTTTGAGATTGTTTGTGGTGGTGGGCAACGCCCGCCAGGTGCGCAACCACTTCTGAATCTGGCCATTGTCGGCGTACACATCAAGGTCAAAGGCGTAGATATTGCCGTTTTCAAAGTCGCCAACAACGATCTCATTGTTAAACGCCATTTGGCAGTTGCTGCGGTGCCGGGTAAACGCGCCATCAACAAAGCCCGCCCGTTCATGCCACGCTTGCGTAGCTGCGTCGTACACCCAAGTGGTGTTGGCCGAAGGAAAAATCAGCACGTAAAAGCTGTGGCCATCCTGTTGATAAGTGTACGCAATGGCGTCCGACATGTCGCTGTATTGTTGGATGTGCCATTCAACCGCGTGGGTCGAGATGCGCTGGCCTTGGTACCCGTTGGCCCGGTAAACGATGCCCTGCCCCCGGCGATCCCGGCCCAGCCAGAACAGGCCGTTATCCATTTTGGCAATGGAGTAGGGGGCAGCGCAGCCAAGCTCGTTAAACGCGCCTTGGATGCGCTGCAGGGGGAAGTCTGTGGCGCCTGAGTCGTACCAGACCTCAATGGAGTTGGTGCCAAAAGCCCAAACCTCACGGAAGTTGGACACCACGGCCAGCAAGCCGTCAGGCGAACCTTCGGTGCTGGCAAACTCAAGCGGGTCAATGGACGTGCCGTCCAAAAGGGCGGTCACCCACATCTTTTGACTGTTGGGCTCGTTAAACACAAAATAGCCGTCCAGATAGCAGACTGTCACCGCACCAGGGAAATCGGGGTCAGTAATTTGGCCAAAGGCATTGGTGTTGGCGTTGTAGATGTAGCTGGGCCCGTTGGCTGCAATAAACAATTGCGTGCCGTTGTCGGCCATGCTGACCGGCCCAGTGCCCGCTATAGTGCCAATCAGCGTGGGCACATAGGCGTTGTTGATCTTGTAGAGTTGAGTGCCCGACACCACAAAACCAACGCCGTCGTCAGATGAAAACGCCCACAACCCCCGAACTGGGCCGGTGCCTACCGTCGACAAAAGTACCAAACCAGGGCAGCGCTGCAAAAACGCAGGCTCTTTACCGCCCTCGGGGATAACCTCGGGAAACAGGTTGACCATGCGGGCATCCGCAGCGTTGACGCTGCGGGCCACGTAGGTCGAACCTAAAATCGGAGTGTGCATTAGTAGTTGCCGGCGTAGATGTTGAAGCGCTGACGGTTGGCCACAATGGCGTAGGGCATCGACATGACGTCATCGGGGTTGTTGATGCGCTTCAAGTTACGCTTGGATGTCATTGCAATGCGTTGCACCTGGGGACTGGGCTCAACGCCAAACTCAGGGGCAAACTCCATGGCCAAGTTGTACGTGAAAGCACGTAGATACCCCGGCGGGAACAGAATGTTGGTCGCCAAGTTAGCTGGTTGATCCAATTCTTCAACTGAAATAAAGTGCCATTCCAAGTCCCGTGTGGGCTTGGGATAGATGTACATATCAACATCAGGGTAAGTCATGTTGATAAACAAGACTTGCGGATACGTGGACGTCACCGTCTTAACAGCAATACCATCGTACTGCTGCTGGTTGATCATTTTTATGCCAAAACTGACATTGGTGCCTGGGTCACGATAGTAGGTGGCGTCGTCCAACAATATTGGTCGGTTGCCTACAAAATTACCTGTTGGGCCAAGGGTGCGGTTGATGAATCCAGCAGGCCAAGTAAACACCTGATCTTGGGTACTGAACACAGCCAGACGCTCAGTGTTCCAAGAGTCGATCATTTGATTGAGCGCCATCAAAGCGTCTTGAGACACTGATGCCGCTGGTGTTTCGCCTTCGGCCAGCACGCCCAGCAGCCGCAGCGCCCGGTTGATCTGATCGGCAGCAGAGTAGGTGGCCATCTTTACGCTCCTTGTTCGACCGCCTCAATAGTAGGACGGCCACGTCTACGTTTTACTTCCTGTGGAGCCGCCTCTTCAACAACATCGGGCGTGTCAAGAGTATAGCGTGTCCAGCCATTTTTTTCATCTTCTACAGCTTCAAGTTCCATTGTTGCAACTTTGGCGCCGTGGACGTCATGCGACATGTAGATAACAGGCATAAAAAGAAGGGGGTGATTAGCCCCCTGGTTGGTTTAGCTTGCGCCGTGGATGATCGAAAAATTGATGATGACAGCTTCAGAATATGAAGTAGCAGCAGTCAAGTTTCGCAACGTGATCAAAGCAGAACCCGCAGCCAGATACGAAACGTAAGTGGTGTACGCACCAAGTGCGCTGCCCGTAGTATTGCTGGAAACGTTCACAATGATCGTGTCATTGATTGAAATCAATGAGTTGGTCAAAACAAACGAAACCGCAGCGCCAGCAGCCAAAGCTGCGCCGTTCATTGTGATGCGGCCGGCGCTGTTGTTTAGCGTCACGCCTGTAGACTTGCTGGTCAACTGCGTTACCGCACCTTGGGCTGCTGCGCTGTAGCCAATTTCTTGGCTTGCGTAACAGGTAGTAAATTCGGGATCGCTATATGCAACGCCGACTGCTTGGGTATTTGGCATGATTGTTCCTTAAAAACGGGGGCCAAAGCCCCCATTAGGTTTAGCCCGCAATGCGGTACAAAGTCCAAGCGCCATCACCAGTTTTACGTGCGCGGAACAAGGCGCCGGTGCTTTCCAGCACCACCATGTTACCGAGCAACGTCCAACCAGCAGCGGTGGACAACGTAACCTGATATTGCGTGTCGTCAACGGCGACTGCAAAATCAAACGCGGCGTTGACTTTCTGGGCGCTGCTGATTGCGAGCTCCAGATCGGCAACGGTAGGCAGCGTCACAACGGTGTCAGCCGAAGTGTTGCTGGTGATCAACCCGACGGCCATTTGAGCGCCGGTCAGGGTTGCGGTGGTTGCGGTAATTGCAGTGGGAGCGCCTTGAACCATCAACAGCGCTTCGGCGGTATTGCCTGCGCCAACTTGATAGCCACTAGTACCATTAGGGAGAGCCATGATAAATTTCCTTGAAAAAGATGTTACGAAGAAAGGGGCCGAAGCCCCGTTTCAGATCAACCCCAAATGCGACAAGCCATTTGTGGACGAATAGTACTAAAGCCGTACAAGACATCGATACGACACGGCATCCGGTCGTTGTTAATATCGTACTGGCGAACCACACGCAAGCTGATGCCATTGTGGACGGCACGCGCGGCCATATCGACCCCCTGCGGCAGCAAGAGATCAGCCGTCGCAAACGAAATTGCGTCCTTGTGATAGACCAAGTTCTGGGGGTACTGGGTTGAAGCAGCGCCCACAAACACCACGGCTGCGGAGTTAGCAGGCAAAGTCAACATAGTAGCCAGAGCGTGAGCTGCTGAGTACATAGGAGCCACGGTTACGGTAGCAGTGGTGCTGGTGGTCGAGGACGCCAAGGCCACAAACTGGAACAACGAACCAGTGGATTCACGGGTTTGTGGGTTCACAGCGTAAACGCCAGCAATCGTGAACACGTCACCAACGGTGATGGTTTCACTAGAGCCAACAGTCAACGTCAGCGTGGAGGCGCCTTCAGAAGTCACGGCAGCGCCAGTGGTGGCGCCAGTAGCCGCGCGGGTGCCGGTGGTGTGTTGCTTGATCGACTGAGACATGTTGATCTCGTCAAAGCCCAACACGCCCATACCCATCATGCCGTTCTTGAATTGGCGACTGATGGTGTCGGTGGGGTTGAAC